TCGCCGTCAATGTAACCAACTGCTGATGCGTTAGTAATGCCACCACGTCTTGTTCCTGCTGGAGCAAACCATGGATAAGAAACTGCATCACTTACTGCAATAGTACGTAGCATCATGTGTGATGCTGGAACAACAATGTTGTTACCATTAATGTCTGTTGTTAGTCCTGATGGATAAAATGCCGCCATGTATTCATCATAACTTACAAGTCCTTCTTCACCGTCAGTAGCGGCACTTGCTGTGTTGTTACCATAATTTTGTAACTCAGTAGCAGTAGGACGTAGTCTAAATGGAGTATCTCCAACCACAAATCCTGTAATACCTCTATCAACGTTTAAGTTAATTAAGTCTGTTGTAAGTTCTGGATAACCTGGAGCACTTAACAATGTAAAGTTACGTGTCTCTTCGTCACGTAGCAATTCGTTTGCATTTACACTTGCCTTCATCGCCGCAACTACTGTTGCACGTTGAGCGTGTCTACCAAATAATCCTGAACCATCTGATTTAGTTGTGTTCCAACCAATCCAACGATTTGTTTTGTATGAAGTCATTGCTTCGTCTAAGTAACGAGTGTTTTTACCACTGTTTGCTGTAATGTCAACATGTCCTCTTACAAATTTCTTAACATTGAAACCTGAACGTCTTGTGTTCCATAGCAACATACCACGTGGGTAAAGTGCTGGATCCGGACAGTCTGGATCAACATAGTTTGTGCTTAAAAGATCGTCGATATCTGCTTTAGTATCTCCAGTTGCACCACTTGAACCGTAACGTGCATCTGCAAAAATAATACCGTCTTCTGTTGTTTGATCAGTAACATCAATTGCTACCCATTCAAGTGCAGTGTTGTCCCAACGATAAACGTTTTGACCATACTTTTCAACATCTGAAGTATCAACCCAAATATCACCTTCTTCTAAATCTGTGTTATCACTTTGTCCGCCTGTTTTCTTAGGCTCTGTAGCACTTACAATCGGACCTTTAGGATCAGTTGCACCAGCATATGGTGTGTAGTTTAGATAACCTACCCATTTAGTTCCGTCGTTTACCATGATATCCACTTCATCAACTGTAGTGTCATACCATAATGTTCCGTCTGCTGGAGTTGCTGTCGGAGCATCATTGCTTGCTTGGTATACTAGTGGTTTCCAGTTAGAGATAACAAATGTGTTGTCATCGTCTGCACCTGCTGTGTAGAAGTTAGCGGATCCGCTTTCTACACCAGTTGCACTGTTTCTTGACCAACCAGTAAATCCTGCACTTGCAAATAAACCATAAGTGTCAGTAATTTTAATTTCGCCGCCTAATTTGTGTGAAATAGTTAGGAAGCCGTTTGATACGCTTGCAACAATATTAGTAAATCCTTTACTGCTAATTGCTGTTGCAACGTCTTCTACAGTAGTACCACCTACACTAATACTTTGTGCAGTATTAAATTCACCTGAGTTAGCAAGTGTTTCTGCCATTGTAAACGAACCTGCGGTTACAGTTGGATTTGCACCTTGCTCTTGACCTGTAACTGTAGTTGGTGAACTTGTAACACGTCTGTATAATTTAAAGTTTACTAATTCTTCAACACCTGTTGTTGAATCATCTGCTGTTGCTCTACCTGTATAGTTTGCAAGAGCAAAAACTGTTCCTGCTGGAATCTGTGTTCCACCTGTTGAATCAATTTCATAAACTGCTTGTTGTCTTGTGTTGTAGACCGGTGTGTTTACACTTGTCCATGCACCTAATGTATCATTCCATACTTTTGTAGTAAGTTTTACACCTAGGTTTGGTACTGAAGTTTTAAACCATACACTACCTGTTGGTCTGTTAGCACTGTGTGAAGTGCCTGCTACAGTTAATGTATCAGTTGACTTCCAAGTAGGAACACTTGAGTGTTTGCTAATTTGTACTTCTGGACCAGCATAGTAAGTTTCAACAATGCCTAGTGTGTCACAGATGTTATCACCTGTAGCATCTGCAATAATAATTGCTCCGTCGTCTGTTGTACCGTCTGTGCTTGAAGTTCCATCTGTGTAAATTTCTAAAATTCCACCTGCTGTAACTTTTGCCGCAACACCTGTAATACTTGCCGCATTAATTGCTGTTGCTAAATCTGATACAGTAGTACCACTTATTGTAACAGCAGTTCCATTAATATTTACAGCATGACCTGATGATAAAGTTGGTGAAGCAACTGTTGCTTGGATAGTTGGCCAACTTGATGCCCAACTGTCTGAAGTAAATGTGCTTCCTGCCGCACTTGCAACATTTGCACTTGTAGTTGTACCTACTTTAACCCAAACGTTATCTGCGTTTTTGTAGTAAACATCGTTTGATGTTCTAGCAGTGACGATGGCATAGTCACCTTTTGATCCTACGCTTGATTTTGGATCACCTGAACTTACGTTTCCAACAAGGTCTGTAGCGGAGTTAAGAACTAATGGAGCCTTGTTAGCAAATTTTTGTGTTGATTTGTCCCATTCAAATACACCATATAATGAATCATTAGTGTCTAACCAATATGTTCCATCTGCTGGTGTACCTGCCGGTGCTGATGATGCACCTGTTAGTTCGCCTAAATCTGCATTTGCACGAACAACATATGTTCTGTTAGCAACACCCAAGAATGAATATGCCGCTTGTAGACCATATTCATTCAATTCGTTACCATGTAACGGATTGTTGCTAGAATCTGTATAGAACGTTGGATTACCAAACGTTTCTGTTAATTCTCTTTGTGATGTAATTAGGTAAGGTGTACCTGCATTCGCGGAAAGTGTTCCTGCGGCAGTTCCTGTACCTGCGCCGTTAGGCTTATTAGCCGCCGTTGCTACAATAATTAGTGGTACTGTAGATGCTGTGGCTGGCGTGTAAAAACTTTCGTCAATTACGCTGACTTCAACTCCTGGTGATGATAGTGCCATCTTTTTAACTCCTTTAAATTTAAGTTCTTAAACATATTTAGCAACAAGATCCAAAAATGCGGTATAATATACAGCGAAAAAGGTATCGAAAAGGGCGGGTAAATACAATTATGACAAGACCATTATGTAAATCATGTAAACGTAGACCCTGTGCAGTTAATTATAAAAAGGGTCGTAAAACCTACTATAGAAGTAAGTGCGAACAATGTGCTAGAGGTAGAACTCCTAGTACACCTATGTGGTATACTCTAGGTTATAGGCAAAAAGACAAGTGTGACAAGTGCGGATTTGAAAGCAATCACAAGGAGCAATTTGCAGTGTATCATATAGATGGTAAACTAACAAACTGTAGGCACGGTAATCTTAAAACAGTGTGTGCAAACTGTCAGCGAATACTACACAAACAAGGATTTACTTGGAAACAAGGTGACTTAACACCCGATTTTTAAGAAACTCAACACTGCTATCATTTTCAATTACAGCGTCAAATTCTACATTCGCCCACGCCCATTCTGAGATATGCACATCTGGGTATTTGTCTTCCATTTTGTGTGATACAACAATGCCTTTTGATTGTTTCTGTGCCGCTTTTTGACGCATCTCTGTTTGTGCAATTTCCCACCATTCGGGGTCATCGCCTCGTTTAACACGCCATAGTTTACCACCAATAGAACGAATCATTTCTGCTTCATTTTCAAAACGTACATCGGGTATAACAAAATCTGTTTCAGGATGTGCAAGTAATTGCTGTTTTACTAGGCTTACCCATATACCATCATAGAAGCCATTACGCATACAGTCTGTACCAAACAGTTGTAGCACCAAACGAGGAGTTACAGGTTTACCTAGTTCTGTACTCCAGTAAGGATCTACTTTTTCGCGCCAAGCACGTGAATCTTCTGTGTTGCCTTCTAGCATTTCTCGGTCCCAACCAAACACACTAGCAACACCGTCTTTGAGTTTATCTGCAAATGATATTTTTGTAAAGCCTCTTTGCTCTACCAAGAAGTCTGCAACGGTTCCTTTACCCGAACCTATGAGTCCACAAATGCCAATAATCATAAAAGATCCTTTATTAAAAGTATCCTTAAATTGTATAGTCATTAATGTGGAAAGTCAAGTTGTTTTTAGCCAATTACGAAAGATAATGGCTTACTGCCATCTACGTAATTTGCCAAATCCATTTCCAGTTTCTCCATTTCGGCCGCGGCATCTGCTTTTAGTGCATCGCCATTAAGTGAAGTGCCACCTTGTGGTGTTGAAATTGTAGCAAATTTAGAACGTGCTTCACCTAGCATGTATTTGCTAACTGCTAGTGTGTAATCTTTTAACCATTGTCCTGCGTATGGATCAGATAGCAAGTTAAAGTCTGGACGTTGGTTGTAGATTTGCATTAGTACCTGCTCGTCGCCTCTTGGACGTTGCATGATTGTAAGTTTTTTACTGACAGGTTCAAATTTAAAGTTGATAAAACTACCAAACATTCTGCCTACTAGTTCTTGATATCCTGCAAAAGCATAGTAAGTTGATAGTCCACCCATCTGTGTTGAACTTAAAAGATATGTGTTTGAGTAAGCAAGATTAAAAGGTTCAAACAATGTACCTCCATCTCCGCCACCGCTTCTAGAGCCAATTGAACGTCTAAACAATTCTCTTACTTCCATAACTTCGTTTGGAAGAATATAATCGTTGGTATCTTCTTGTAATTCTAGTATAGCATAGGATTCTTCCACGGCATTTTCAGCACGTTGTCTGTATTTGCCTAGTGCTTTTTCCAGTGCTACTTCATAGTGATTAGGATCAAGTTCAACATCGATCATTCCGTCGCCAAGTAGTGTGCGACAGTAATTAAAAATTTGTTGTTTTTTGTTTTCTAAATCGTTGCTCATATATACTATTTAACCTCTTATGGTACTGGGGTTAGGTTTACTTTATACCATTGCCCGTTTAAGTAAATCATTAATGCTTGTGTTCCGTCACCGTTTGGATTCCAATTAGTACCATCCGCTACCGCTAGTGTTCCATTGGCTATTAGTACAGGCGGTAAAGCAAGTAAGTCTGGCATAGGTTCTGGGCCTGGTGTAAGCACTGTTGTGGTATTATTTGCTCCAGCAATTTGCGTTGATTGTTGATAGTCTTCGTATTTTCCTATTAAAGGTAAAACTTTATATCCAAGTTCATTAAAATAAATGAACACTCCCATAGTACCCGTAACTCCGCCACCTGATGTTACAGTTCCATTATCATCTATATTGAATACAATACCATTTGTTTCAGCATCAACAAGATCACTTAAAGTTCCTGCTGGAATAGGGCCTCCACCTTGGATAGTAGCACTAGTTAATGTACCAAAATTGTTTTGTAATGGATTAAATGAAACTGTAGCATTTAGTGTTTGACCATCGATTGTAAAACTTCCGCTATATGTTTTACTATAGGCAATTACGTTTGCTCTTTCTTGAACTTTTAGTACTAAAGAACTAGAAACTGCTACAGCATTACCAGCAAATTTTCCACTACCATCTACAGGAAGATTAACTGTTCCGTCGTCTAGTAATCTATCCTGACTTATAGTTTCCGATCCTCCGGTCCATTCTAATATAACTCTTCTTTGATACTGTAGCCAAGGATATGTACTAGCAACATTAGAAATGCTTGGATTCCAACTAGCGTTTGCATAACCTGTCCAACCTTGAACTTGACCTGTGCTATCTCTTAAATATCCATCAAGTATAAAGCCTGATCTATCAACATAATCTTGAAATACGGTGTTCCAAGATCCATATGATCCTGGATTATTATAGAATGCTGTTGAGTTTGTTGTATCAATTGATAATGTTTCTTGACTAGGATTAATACATTGTACTACTAGATTATCTCCAGGACCGGCATTTTCTCCACGTTTATCTACTTCGATACCAATCAAACTGCCGCCACCATCGGTTACAGCCTTGATAATGCTTCCTGTTGGATTTAATGCTAGGGCAGGATTGCCGTCTAGATAATTTTTGTATTCTGCTCTATTATATCTTGCTGATCCTCCACTGTCTGTGATATGATAACCTGATAAAAAAGTATAGGTTGTTGCCTGAGCACTTGCTGTTGAAACAGAATCTACTGCTCCATTATAATCTCTCTGAATTACATCACTAAACAGTGCTTTATCTATCTTATGTAATCCAGGGCCAGGCCCTGCAGGGCCAACATCGTAAATAAATCCAACCAATCCTTGTATTTTTGTTACGCCACTTCCTGTGGAAAGATTGCCACTAATTTGTATTCCACTTCCACTTGATGTAATTGTTGCTGTTCCTAGTTGGATAGTATTTGCTGTTAGTGTGCCTGAACTTGTAATTCCTGTTGCTGTTGTAGAAAGTGTTTGATTACCAATTGTTATTGTGTTTCCCGAAAGATATAAATCTCTAAATCTTTTGGTTGATGATCCAATATCATAAGCAACATTTGTATCAGGTACAATATTTCCTTTTACAGTTCCGTTTAGATTTATGTATGAACCAACACCATCAACTAGTGGTGTGCTGTCGTCACCTACCACACTACCTGTTAAATTACCAACAAAATTACCATAGTGTGTACCACTTATAGCGTCAACTAGTGTTGTGCTATCGTCGGCATACAAACTACCTTTCACGTCACCGATAACATTTGTTGTAATACTACCATCTTCAAGTGCTATAATTCGTGTGTAAACTTCTGTGAAGTTTGTGTTAACCTTATTGAAGGCAGTGTAAAGCGTATCTCCGTCGCCTGCTCCTGCACTTGTACCGGTGTTAATAGTTAGTTGTGCCATAGTAATCAGTTTCTCCGTTACTCATATTTATTCAATAAATACTATTACGATGCCAAGATTAAGTTTATACAGACCAGAAAAATCAGCGGACTATCGCTTTATTGACAAGAACGTTTACGAGTCTTTTCAAGTAGGTGGTACAGATATCTTTATACACAAGTATGAAGGACCTGTAGATCCCGGCGATAATGCTACCGCTTCGCAACCTCGCGGAACTAACGATATACCTGAAACCAAAATACAGGATCTGCTGTTTTTAGAAAATAGAGATAGAAAGTATTCAGATGACGTTTATACTATACGAGGAATTTACAATGTGCAAGACTTAGATTTTGATCTAAGCCAATTTGGAATGTTCTTGCAGAATGATACTATCTTTGTAACATTTCACATGAATAGCAGTGTAGAAAGTTTAGGCAGAAAATTAATGAGTGGTGATGTACTAGAACTACCACACCTAAAAGACGACTATGCACTTAATGATTTTAGTGTTTCACTAAAACGTTTTTATGTTATCGAAGATGTAAGTCGTCCAAGTGAAGGATTTTCACAAACTTGGTATCCGCATTTGCTAAGAGCCAAATGTAAACCAATTATTGATAGTCAAGAATTTAAAGAAATCTTTGATAAGGATTCAGGCGAAGGCACAGGGTCAACTATACGTGATGTGCTTTCAACATATGAAAAAGAAATGCAAATTAATGAAGCAGTTCTTAATCAAGCAAACGAAGATATTACAGGAGATCCAAACCAACCTGTTATAAGCGGGTATGATACAAAACAATATTTTGTTGTACCAACTGATGCACAAGGTAACGTGTTAACACAAGACGGATCTTCAAGCAACGTAACTGTTGACAGTTCAAGTATTAATGCCAGTGCAATTATTAAAACACCAAATGCAAACTTTTATGTTGGATATCTTACAGGTGACGGTGCACCTATAAATGGTGCTCCATACGGGTTTGGTAGCCAGTTCCCACAAGGTAGCAGTGAAGGTGATTACTTCTTAAGAACTGATTATTTTCCTAACAGACTGTTTAGATTTAACGGGAGAAGATGGGTGAAAATTGAAGATGGCGTAAGAGTTGAACCTATGACAAGTGATAATGCTAAGACACAACTAGGTACTTTTGTTAATAACAGCAATAAAAATACAATTAATGGTAAAGAAGTTGAAGAACGTCAAGCACTATCAAAAGCACTTAAACCAAAGGCGGATAATTAATGCAACATTTTTATGATGGACAGATTAGAAGATTTGTAACGCAGTTTATTCGTGTTATGAGTAATTTCAGTTACAAAGACAGTGCTGGTACGCTGAGAAAAATTCCTACCAGTTACGGTAATTTAACACGACAAGTTGCACATATTATTCGTGATAACAGTGAAAACAAGGTTATTAGTGCTCCTAGAATAAGTTGTTATATCACAGGGTTAGAATACGCAAGAGACAGAATACAAAATCCAACACACGTAAGCAAGGTTCATTTGCGTGAAAGAGATTATGATCCTGCAACTGGAGAGTACCTAGATTCACAAGGTCCTGGTTACACAGTTGAAAGACTTATGCCAGTACCATTTAATTTACAAATGAAGTGTGATGTTTGGTCAACAAATACAGATCAAAAACTACAAATCATGGAACAAATGTTGGTATTGTTTAATCCTAGTTTAGAAATTCAAAGCACTGCAAATTATATTGATTGGACCAGTTTAAGTTTGATCGAACTTTCAAGTGTTAATTTTAGTACCAGAAGCATACCACAAGGTGCTGATACAGAGATTGATATCGGTGAACTTACATTTACGATGCCTATATGGATAACACCTCCTGCAAAAGTAAAACAGATGGGAGTTATTCAAAAGATTGTTATGAGTGTTTTTGATGAAACTGGTAGCATATCTGATGGTATTATTGATGCAACCGATCCTATGGCAACAGTAAATGTTACACCTGGAAACTTTGGTGTTTTAATTCTTAACAATACGGCAAGTTTATTACAACCTGGAGAGGGTGTTACAGAATCATCATCAGGAGTATTTGACAGAACAAGTGAGCCAGTAAGTTGGTTCAAATTATTGGATCAATATCCAGGTAAATTTAGAGCAGGCTTATCAACAATAAGACTAGCAAAATCAGACGGTTCAGAGATTGTTGCAACAGCCAGTGTAAATCCTACCGATGATACACAAATGGTATTGAGTTTTGACGGTGATACCGTACCTGGAAATACAGTTTTAAGTGATAGCACAACCAGCAGAGGTACCATAGATGCTATTATTGACCCTACTAAATTTAATCCACAAACAGCAACACTTGCCACAGGCACACGTTATTTGTTGTTGTCTGATCCAAATCCAAACACGTTTGCTTGGCAGGACGAAGCAGTCGGTGCCGCAAATGATATTGTTACATGGAATGGTTCAAATTGGGAAATAACATTTGACGCAAGTGCAAATGAAGAACGTGCCGATTCTAGTGTGGCACAAGACCCTGTCTACATAACTAATACATATACGGGCGTACAGTATAAGTTCACAAACGAACAAGGCGCTTGGTTAAAAAGTTATGAAGGTGAATATCTAAAAGGGTCATGGCGACTAGTACTTTAAAAGATCGTAATATTGTTTGTAGTGGTGCATTGTTTTATGCACGTAATACCAAACGATTTCTTTTCCTAGAACGTACAAAAACTAAAACCGCTGGACAGTGGGGACTGGTTGGAGGTATGGCAGAAGGAAACGAAACGCCTTGGAAAGCACTAGAACGTGAGATTAGTGAAGAAGTTGGTAAAACGCCACCTATTAAAAAAGTTATTCCACTAGAAATGTTTACATCAAATGATAGTAAGTTTTTCTTTCATACATATCTTGCCATTGTTGACAATGAGTTTATACCAACACTTAATCATGAACACAGCGGTTATGCTTGGACTAACGTAAACTGTTGGCCTAAACCGTTGCACATTGGATTACGCAACACCCTGCAAAACAAAGCAATCAAAGATAAACTTCAAACTGTTTTAGATTTATTAGTTTAAGGATTATTATGTTAACAGAACAACAAATACTTGCACTTTACGATATATTACAATTACATGCTCAAATAACAAAAGTAAAAACACCAAAAGAAGTACAGGATTGGTTAGATGATTTGTGTAAAAATGCTAATGGTAACATTGTAAAGTCTGAAAATTAATATCTAATAACTAGATAACCATTACTACCGTTTGACAAATCAGCAGTAGCACCGTTTGCAATTCCACCGCCCGGGTAATCACTGTCGCTTGTTGCCTGTGTAGCCGGAGTTTGTCTATTTCCGGTATAACTTGCTCCACTTACATTAGTCCAAACACCGCGTGTTCCACTTCCGCTAGTAATAGCATGTACATAGCCTGATCCGCCACCTCCGCCACCGGAGTTTGTTCCCGACGGGTAGTGTGTTCCACCACCGCCACCATAGTATCCGGAGCCACCGCCTGCGCCGTTAGTACCACCGCTACCTGCAGATCTGCCACCATTTGGAAAAGCATTTGTGTAATCGTATTTGTTATCTCCGCCGCCCCAGCCACCTTGTAATTGTCCCGATGCTATAGGGTTTGCTCCGCCAGCATCGTTTCTAATAACTCCGCCTTCATTGAGACCACCTGCTGTTTGTGTACCACCTTCGCCTCTATTTGAAGCAGAACCCGCGTCTTGGCCGTTTGCACCGCCGCCAGCACCGCCTTCTCTGCCGCCTTCGTTAGAGTTACCTCCGCCGCCTCCGCCGGAACTTACTAGTGAATTACCAAAACTTACTGAATTGTTAACAAACACACCTGAATAGCCGCCACCGCCACATGCATCCGACCCCGTCCCATTGCCACCTTGTCCTACTTGTATTGCAAAAGTATGACTTG